TACAACAAGGGCGATCTCGTTGTTGACGCTGATCTGAACTCGATCTGGCGGTGCCAAGTCAACCACACATCTGCTGAGACTGGCACGTTCCTCGAAGATCGCACTGCGCATCCATCGTACTGGTTCGATGCATCACAAGCGCTCCACGCACGCGGACAGTGGACCACCGCAACCACGTACTACATCAATGATGTGGTCTACGAGGATGCGAACAAGTACTCTTGGGCAATGGCGACCAAACAGTACGTGTCGTCAGGGTCGTATGCTGCGGATGTGGCTGCTGGTAATCTCGTCATCATCACCGACACGACCACTACGGTAACGGACGCACAAGCCAGTGCCGATGCCGCTGCTGCATCTGCGGTCAGTGCTGCCAACAGTGAGAGCAACGCAGCCGCATTCGCAGGAACCGCAGGAAACGCAGCCAGTACCGCAGTCAACGCAGCCAACAACGCGGCCAATTCTGCCGCTGCCGCACAGACCAGTGAAACTAACGCAGATGCCAGTGAGGCTGCGGCTGCTGCCAGTGCAAGTTCCGCTGCAACGAGCGCATCTACCGCTACGACACAGGCAGATCGCGCAGAGGACGAGGCTGATCGTGCGCAGGCGATCTCCGATGCGATGCTCCCCGATGCACCGTCAGATGGCAACCAGTACGGTCGTCGCAATGGTGCGTGGGATTTGATCAAGGCGTCCGCAACTCCGAGTGACACGCCACCAGCATCACCAACCAACGGCCAACTGTGGTGGGAAACCGACAGCGGTGATCTGTACGTCTTCTACGACGATGGCACATCGCAACAATGGGTGCAGGTCAACACCACTGTTGATGCGATTGCAGTTGGTGGTGGCAACACTGCACTGTCGGACTACACATTCAGTGGCACGACCACTGCACCGCCTACATCTGGCACTGTACGGTTGAACAACGCCACGCAGGCATCTGCCACAGAGGCGTACGTACACTACACCAACAACAACGGTGTAGACATCAAGAACTACGCGCTCGCGAATGCTGTTCCAGGTCGCGAGCTGTACATCCAAGATCGTGACGACGCAACCAAGTGGCAGGCGTACCTGATCACTGGCAATGCAGTAGACAACACCACGTACTGCACGATCCCAATTGTGACGAAGGCCAGTGGTGGCAATCTCGTATCGTCACAGCGTGTGATGATTGGCATCCTTGGTGGTGGTGGTGCGTCAGTCAAGGCACAAGACAGTCCACCAACTACACCGACCAAGGGTGATCTGTGGTGGGAGAGCGACACTGGCAAGCTGTTCATCTACTACGATGACGGTACGAGTGTGCAGTGGGTGCAAGTCAACGATGCTGGTGGCAATCAGGGCAACACATTCACCGGTGACGTGGACATCATCGACACGGACCCATCATCCGCGATTGGCCCGAACCTCAAACTCCACAGGCAGAAGACCAGTCCAGTATCTCCGTACGCTGGTGGTGAACTCGACTTCTATGCAGTCAACTCCAACAATGTCGAGAGCCTGTACGCGTATATAGAGAACTACGTTGGTCCAACTGCTGGTTCTGAATGGGGTGAGTTGTACCTCGGCATCCGTGACGGTGTGTCCACGTACCGTGACATGTTGTACCTGTGGGGGAACACGGTCCAACTGCCGCAAGGGAAATTGAAGTTCCCGCCAACTGCACTCCCGTCATCCGATGCCAACACGCTCGATGACTACGAGGAGGGATCGTGGACGCCAGTCATCAGCTTCGGTGGTGCTGCTGTCGGACAGACCTACACGTTCCGGCAGGGACGTTATCAGAAGATCGGCAACAAGGTCACAGCTTGGTGCAACATTCAACTGTCAGCAAAAGGCACCTCAACAGGTAACGCGGCCATTACTGGTTTCCCGTTTGCAGCCGGTTCGAACATCACTTGGTGGCCTGCTGCATCGGGATCGTATTGGGCTGCGACGACGACCAGCCTTGTCGCATTTGGCAGTTATCTCGCAGCAGGTGGTACTTCTGCGCCATTGGTTGGAGCAATAGGAGCCGCTGTTAGTGCGTCTTCTCTCAACGAAGGCACGTTTAGTAACACAACCAGTTTAATGCTCTGCTGGAATTACGAGGTCTGACATGCTCGAAGAGAAGTCCATCATAGACAGTATCACATGGCGTCCTGAAACGGGTACGATGGAGGTGCGTCGTGCAGATGTTATCTACAAGGACGGTGTGGAGATCAGCAGACGGTATCATCGTCACGTTGTCGAAGCACGTTTCGAAGACCTGAGCCAAGAGGATGAGAGCGTACGCAAGATCGCAGAACTGTTCGTAGAAGAACGGAAAGAGGCAGCAGCACGTGTTCAACTTCCCAGACAGCCCCACTGACGGACAGGTATTCACACCTCCTGGTGGGCCTGCATATGTGTACAGTGCCACAGTCGGTGCATGGAAGGCACAGTTCTCTGAGCCTGGGACAATCGCACCTGTTCCAGAAGCACCGATGGACAGCCAAACGTACGCACGTCAGAACGCAACATGGGTCAGTCTCACTGGTGGTGCGGTTGATGCGACACCTGTTGGCACCGTGATTATGACTGCACGCACGACCGCTCCTGCGGGGTACTTGATCTGCAATGGTGCGTCACTGCTCCGCGCTGGTACGTACGCAGCATTGTTCGCAGCCATTGGCACAACGTACGGTGCGGTGGATGGCACGCACTTCAACATACCTGAGATGCGTGGTGAGTTCGTCCGCGGTTTCGACAGTGGTCGCGGTGTTGACAGTGGACGTGTGCAAGGCACTTCGCAAGCTGGTGCAGTAGAGAGCCACACTCACACATTCACCGGCAGTGCGATGGGTACACATGCCCATCCGGCAGGCACAACCGGTACTGAGAGTGCAGATCACACGCACACATTCTCGGACACATCATCAACCACCAGTTCGGCTGGTGCGCACACCCACACTACCACACTGTACGCAGCCAGTGTCATCGTTGTCACAGACGGTGTTGCTGACACTGGTTACCGAGCGACAGCGGGCAACACCGCCTATGCCTCATCGAGCGCAGGTGCACACACGCACACAGTCTCGGTGTCAGGTACGACCAGTGGACGGAGTGCAGCACATACACACTCATTCACGACACCAGCAGTCAGTGCGGGTACACCAGCAGGCACCATCAGTAACTATCCTGCGTCTGGTGCTGAGACACGCCCACGTAACGTCGCACTGTTGATGTGCATCAAGTTCTGAGGGTTCGATGGCATTCGACTTCCCATCCTCACCAACTACAGGACAGCGGTTCACTCCGACTGGTGGTCCGACGTACCAATGGAACGGTACTACGTGGGTCACAGTCGGTGCAGGCATGCTCGCAACCATCGCAGATGTGCCTCCGTCCAACCCGATCCACGGACAGTTGTGGTGGGAGAGTGATACCGGGAACATGTTCATCTACGTGACGGATGCGAACTCGTCACAGTGGGTGCAGGTCAACAGTACCACGTACCAACAGTCCGATCTCACTGTGTCTGGTGGTCGGTTCGAATACGTGAGTGCAACGCAGTGCAAACTGATCCCGTTCAAGGGCAACGGCATCCGCATTGCTGGTACTGTGTACCCGATCCCTGCTGCGGGTGTGACAGTCAGCAACAGTGGATTGTCCGCTGACACGACGTACTTCGCATACGCGTACATCAACACTAGTGGTGGGATCAGTATTCAGTTCTCCGTAGGAGCGCATTCACCTGATACGGTAGATGGCAACATCGGCGTCGAAGTCAGGACCAGTGATCGTTCGCGTACACTGGTTGGCATAGTGCGTACGAATGCATCGGCACAGTTCGAATACACTCCCAACCTCATGCATGTGCGGTCTTGGTACAACCGCGGTTCCGAAGGGCTCTACAGCAATCCAGCAGGTTCAAGTGTCGCGGCCCCAACAACGATGGCTGAGGTGCACACCAATCTGCGGATGTCGTGGGTGAATTGGGCCAGCGAAGAGGTTACGTTCGACTACGTTATTGGGTACTACAGCAGCGCATTGGCAACGTTGACCTACAACATGAAGGACAACACTGGCACGGCTTGGGGATACGGAATAGCGATCAACATGGTCAGCACATCTAGTCAGGTGTTGGTGACGGGACACGCTTTTTCTGCTGCGTGGATCGAGGGTCACCATTACATAACGCTCCATCAAGTTACCAGTGCACTCGGTCCTGCAACGTACTCAGCAACGTACGGTCACGGAAGATTGTCGGAGTAATGGATGTTTGACTTCCCCAACTCTCCCACCATTGGACAGGTGTACACGCCTGCATCTGGCACGTCGTACACATGGGATGGTCAAGCGTGGATGACATCTGGTGTTGCGGACACTGGTGCTCCGTTCAAGCGCACGGTGTTCACCACTGTCGGTACGTCAACATCGTTCCAGTACGATGCCAAGACACTCACTGCTGACATCGAGGTGCAGGGTGCTGGCGCTGGGTCGTCCGGTTCATCTACTGGCACTGTTGGCAATGGTTCGGCTGGTGCAGGTGGAGGTGGTGGCGGCTACGCCAAGAAGCTGATCACAGTCACCGGCGCAATTCGTGCCGCAACCAAGACAATCACCGTTGGCGCTGCGGGTACTGCGGGTGCTGCTGCTGGGTCCGGCGGTGGCGGTGGTAGTTCATCGTACACTGATGGCACGAATACGCTGACTGCTAATGGCGGTTCTACAACTTCTGTTCCTGCCAACACGAACGTCGTCAGCTACAACGGTGGTGCTGGTGGTGCAGCCAGCGGTGGTGACATCAATAGGGCTGGTGAAACTGGTGAACACAGTCTGTTGTATGTCATCGGCAGCAACGTACAAGCACGCTCCGGTCGTGGTGGTCACAGCAAGTTCGGTACTGGCGGTGTTTCACAGGGCGCAGCAACAGTCACTAACACACAGAGTGCTGGTGCTGTTGGTTCTGGTTACGGTAGTGGTGGTGGTGGACCACACACCAACAATGCTGGCACTGCTGCTGCTGGTGCGGCTGGCACGCAGGGCATCATCATCATCACTGAGTACAGTGGACAGTTGGGTGCTGTCGGTATTCTCCCATCCACTGCGGATGCATACAACCGCTTCATCAATCCTAATTTTGCGATCAGCCAAGAGAACGGCACGACCATATCAGCGACAGCAGCGTCCAACACGCAGTACTACATCGCGGACCAGTGGTTCGCCTCTTGGTCATTGTCTCCCGGCACAGCAGCGGTCAGGAGTGTGGTATCAGCATCCGGTCTGTCCGGTTCTCCGGTCCATCGTAATACTACATGGGGATACATAGGCGTAGTAACTGCCAAAGCGTCCCTAGCAGCAAGTGATCACATTGGTCTACGACAGTACATCGAGGGAACAACGATCGCTGATCTCAAATGGGGTACTGCTGAAGCTGTTCCCATTGTTGTCCGTTTCGTTGTGTACTGCTCCGTTGCAGGTACGTACACAGCATCGATCCGCAACTTCGATGGCTCTCGCTCTTACCTTAAAGAGTTCTCGGTGGCTGCATCCACTTGGACAAAGGTTGAGTTCGCAGTTCCTGGCTGCACGGACGGGACATGGAATAAAGATACTGGCGTGGGTATACTGTTCACCATCTGTCCAGGAGCGGGTACAACGTACCAAGGTGTGCCGGGAAGTTGGTTGACAACAAACTCGTTTGCCACAGCTACACAGACCAACATGGTCGCAACCGCAAGCAGTGCCATGTACTTTTCTGAACTCGGCATCTACGCTGATCCGTTCAACACAGGTATCGCACCAACATTCGAGACGCCGGATTTCGCCACCGAACTCGCGAAGTGCCAGCGTTACTACGAGAAGACCTACAACTACGAGTTTGCGCCGGGGAGTGTTAGTTCAGCCGGTGGCGTCGCAGGTGCGCGTACAACGACAGCCTCCGACTACATCACGTTCCAGTTTAAAGTTCCGAAACGCGCCACGCCAACCGTATCCACTTACAGCGGCGTCACGGGCGCATCCGGCATGGTCCGCGACATCAGTGGCGCGGTTGATGTGGCAGGTACTGCGCAGTTAATCGGCACCAGCTCATGTGCCGTGTCTTGGACGCCAGCGGCAGCGGGGCGTCTCGGTCAAGCTCAATTCGTCGTTAACGCGAGGATGTGATGGCGTGTCGAACACCGAACCGAAACCTAACGGAACGCGAGTTGCGGGATGGTTGAGTGCCATCAAAGGTTTGACACTGACGAACGCGCTGGTCGTATTGATGCTGGCGTTCGCGATTGGACCGTTCTATTTTCTCGCCACGGAGCCGGAACTGCTCGACCGGTTCCTGTCGAGTTATTCGGTCATAGACGTGAACTCTCCGTGTGTACTTCGCAAGGGTCGCGAGCGCGGGGAACCCTATACATGGGGCATCAGTGCAGGTTTCGCGTACGAGGGCGGCACTCAATGGAGTGTAAGTGTGATCCTCCGAAGAGAACCGGACGCTGCCGAGATCGAGAAGTACTGCACCGCACTGTTGCTGATCGTAGACAAACTCAGACGGGATGAAGGGCGAAGATGACGGGGCTTGTACATGTATACACTCATGATGATGGCGGTGGCTAGCTATGTAGAAACGCGGATCGAGTGCCGAGTACTGCAAGCACTCTTCATCAGTTGTGATCCAGGCAGTCGAGTAGAACGCAGTGAAAGACCAGTCAACAGAGGACCAGATGAACCAAGTACACCAGACAGACCAGACACCCCGGATACACCCGACACTCCGGGAGGCAATGGTGGAGGCAGCAACGGAGGCGGTGGCACTACTCCAGACCCGCCTGATCCTCCAGAACCTCCAAGCAACGGAGGTGATCCCAACAAGGGACACGGTAACGACAACGGACACAACGATCCCGACAACCCAGGAAAGGGCGGTGGGAACCACGGAACTGGAAACAACGGAAGGAATAACAGATGACGCAAGAAGTTAACCTAGTCATCGGGCTCAAGTCCAGTGAGGGTACACTCAAACTGGACATCATCGAAGTAAACCCAGACGAGACTACTCTGTCTGAGGCTGCCGAACGTGTGCAGAACCCTGACTTCGACTACATCACCGTGGTCAAGGCTGTCTCTACTGCTACACCGGAGGCCGAACCCAAGGAGCACGCGGCATGATCAGTGCGCTCATCACCCTCATCGTCTACCTCCTGATACTAGGCATCCTGATCTGGCTGGTATACTATGTGGTGGACGCGATCCCGTTGCCCGAACCCATCAACCGGATTGTCAAACTCGCAGTCGTGGTCGTGTGTGCACTGATCGTGATTGTGTTATTGCTCAATCTGTTGGGAGCGGGTGTCAACATTGACCTACCGAAGATCGGATGAAGACACAACCATTTCCATGCCCACTTGAGGGTGTACTGTGTCGTGAGTTCGCGGTCCAAACGCGCACTCGCGATACAATACAGTGGAGACGCAGATGCCGCATGTGCGGACGCGACATCATCACCAGTGAGTACAAGACAGGACCAATCGCTGCAAACGAAACTGCACAACGCTGGCTCGACAAGGAGAGCCGCGGCCTCTCTGTACGCATGTACAAGATCGAGGAACCACCCATACCGCAAGAGACGAAAGACAGGTGGCGTGTGAAGGAAACGACAGGGCGTCCGTCACCTGCACGCACACGACACAAGGAGAGAAAAGATGCCGCTCCAAAAGGGCAAGTCCCAACAGGTGATCAGCGGAAACATCCGCGAGATGGTCGCGTCCGGTTACCCACAGAAACAGGCGGTCGCGGCAAGTCTCAACCAGGCGCGTAAGTCAGGTGCGTCAATCCCCAAGGGATCGAAGAAGAAGATGAAGCGCAACTCAGAACACTGGAGATGAACATGCCGGGACTTGGGAACTACGATGACATGATCCGTGCAGTGATGGCGGATCAGAGTATCGACAGCTTGCAGCCACAACAGGTCGCACAACGTTTCCCATCCGCAGAACAGTTGGGCAAACGCGTTGACACTGGTCAGATGAGCCGCGAGCAGGGTATCTCCGAGAGCGATCGCATTCAGTCGATACTGCTGCGGCGCGCAATACAGGGGAAGTGACATGTTCGACCGTGATGTGTACTTCGACAGCGTGCGCGACAGCTTGTTCGCCGGCTCAATGACGCAGCAACAGGTGGATGGACAGAACTTCATCCTCGACACGTGGGAGAAGTACCGTCCGAACGATGACTTGCGTTGGCTCGCGTACTTCCTTGCCACTGCAATGCACGAGACGAGTTCAACCATGTGGCCCATTGAAGAGTACGGCAAGGGTCAGGGCATGGAGTACGGTACACCCGATCCTGTCACTGGACAGACGTACTACGGTCGTGGGTTCGTGCAGCTCACATGGAAGTCCAACTACCAACGTGCAGATGACGAGATACTGATACCTCAGGACATGGGGAGTTGTGTCGCAGATGCGAGCAAACAGCTCGACCCGATGATCTCTGGCGCAACTGGCTACCGTGGTTGCATGGAGGGTTGGTTCCGCAGTGACAGCAAGGGACGACAGACCTTCATTCGGTACTTCGATGACAACACTGACGATGCATACGGTGCACGTGAGATCATCAACGGTGACAAGACCAAGGTGCCATCGTGGTCCAACGGTGTGTCCATTGGCAATCTCATCAAGGGTTATCACCAGAAGTTCCTTGCAGCACTGAACGCTGCGAATGTCCCAGCCCCCGCACCAGAACCAGAACCGGAGACTGAGCCACGTGTACTTGTGTACAAGTCTCCCGGTGTCAGTGTCGAAGTGCGCGACCTACCTGATGGAGAATGACGATGGCTACTAATCCGAGTGAAGTAACGTGGAACCCTGACGGTACGTACAACAAGGATGGTAAGACGTACGCCAAACGTACCATGTCGAGTGACGCATACTACAACTACCTGCGGTACAAACCAGGAGGGCAGCTCACACCGCAGGAACAGTCGATGCTCAAGAACATGGGGAGGATTTACAATAGTCCGTGGAACCGTGGCAGTAAGACTGGTGCAGGTGATGGTCCTCCCCGTACCACGTACGGTACGTACGACATTGAGATACCCAACTACAAGGGATCGAAGGCTGCGACACCTGCAACGACACCGACCACGACAGGCACGACAACTACCACTACCACAGATGAGGAGACACCGCAGGCCAAGGCACGTCGTCTCGCGCGCGAAGGTGCAGAGAGTGACTACGCGAAGTACTACAAGGACACTGGTCTCGCTGCCGATGATCCGTACGGTCTGCACTCTCGGTACATGGATGCATTCAACAAGGCGTTGGGTGCGGTCCCTGGGAACGAGACGAACATCAACCTGAACACCAAGGACTTCTTCAGTGGTGCGCAGACTGGTGCCACGACCGCGGAGCGCAACGAGTTGCAGCAGGGCTTGTACGGTATTACTCCGCAGGGATGGCAGAAGAACTACTTCGCAGACACCGCGGATGACGCGATCCTGCAACAGATACTCGACCAGCAGTCCGGTGAATTGAAGGGATCACTGGAGCAACAGCTCGGTCGTGGTCAAATCTCGCAGGGTGCGTACGACTACGCGCTTGCACAGATGGGCAACCTCAGTTCCGGTGCGATGCAGAACTTGCAGAACATCGGTCAAGGTGTGTTGTCTGGTTACCGCACTGGTCTGGACGATATGGTCAACAACTTCCAGAACAGCATCACGAACTACCAGTTGGGACAACAGCTCGATCCTACCAAGTTCGGTACAGACCTAGCTGCGAAGGCAGAGGGCTACAAGGGTGGCATGAGCGGTGACATCTACCGTGCATTCGGTAACACCCAACTGTTCGATCCCAACTCGCTCGTTGCGAAGGCAGGCAGTGTTGTTGGTGCAGGCAACCCACCGACTGCTGGTGGCAACCCGCAAGGTACGGGTACTGCACAGGACATTGAAGACAGGCGCACGATCGGTACGTCTGGCGTCTTCTAGGAGGTACACATGCTCGGTGAAATCCTGGGGTTCGGTGCCAATCTCATTGGCGGACTGATGGGTGCGTCTGCCGAGAAGAAGGCAGCGAAAGAGAACCGTGCCATTGCCGAGATGAACTTGGCGTGGGAGAAAGAACGCTGGAACAAGATGATTGAGATTGCCCTTCGACAAGAGAAGGAGGGCAAGCTCGGTTACCGTGACGCAGATGGCAATTGGGTACACTACGTCGAAGGTGAGGGATGGAAGGTTGATCTGTCACCTGAGAGCCTGCTACGGCAAGAGTACCAACGCGATGAGGAACGCAACCAGTTCCAGCAGGACCTACCTGCCAAGCGCGAACAGATGTTCCGCAACATCGCACAGCAACGTGGTGAGAGTGACTACGCAGACGCCATCCGATCTGGCATGATGAACATCCGTGAGCAGCCATCGGAAGACGCAGCCGCAATCCAGAACCTCATTGGTGCAGAGGGCATCAACGAGGGGTACGATGCGACACAGGAGAACGCACTACGTGCAGCGTTCCGTGCAGGTGGTGGCATGGGTGATGTCGCTGCGAAGGTGGGTGCAGCACGCAGCAACGATCTACGCAAACTGTTCGCAGGGAACAACCAAGCTGCGAAGGATGAGGCGTACAACAGGTACTCTACACGTGTCGGAAATGAGGCGAACAAGTACAACATGTTCGCAGCACGTGGGAGTGCGATGCCTGCTGTGCAGTACAATCCCAAAGACATCGGTGGTGAGACTGGCAACCTGCTGTCGAGAGCTGCCGGTGCTGGAGCGAACGCTGCTGGTGCTGCACTCAACGCGTACGCACAGCCGGGACCACAGTTGAAGTATGAGGCACCCGTCAACTACGGCATGGCGAAGACACTGATGACTGCTGGCAGCGATCTGTCCAACATGTTCGGTGGCATGAACTTCAACTTCGGTGGTAACTACGGTAGCAGCAACAGCTACGGATACCCTGCTGCTCCTAGTGGCAAGTATCAAGAAGGGAAAGGGCTCTGGTAATGGCTGACCCTTGGGATTTGGCTGCTGAGTATAGCAGACAGCGCAGCAACGAACGCATTGCACGTGGTGAACTAGGTGGCAAGTACGACATTGCCAACATGAACATCGTTGCACGTGAGCAAGCTGCCAGTACACTTTTCGGTAGACAACTACAACGTGATGAACTAACATACGGACGTCAGCTTGAGCGTGATGCTGCGTCACGTCAGTTCAGCCATGAAGAGAACTACCTACAGAACGTCACGTACAAGAGAATGGGACGACGTGGTGGCAGACGCGACTACGTTGGTGGTGGACGAGGTAATCCACAACAGGGTGGTGGTGAACTCATGTCTCCACAAGGAGCAATGGACTATTACGTCAACGCACGCGGAGTTCCACCTCACGTCGCAGCAGCAATTGTTGGGAATATCGACGTTGAGAGTGGTTGGGACCCCGCCGTTTGGAGCGGTGCGAGACGAGGGGACAACGGTTCTGCCGCATACGCAGGTCAATGGCGTGGTCCACGACAGGCAGCACTCATCAATTTCGCACGACAGAACGGACACGAGCAGCCCACTGCTCAGGACCAACTCGACTTCTTCCTTGCTGAAGGATCGATGGGACATGACAGAGGTGCACAGATCGCTCAGAATGCGGCACTCTCCGCGCAGTCACCGGAAGAAGCCGCGCACGCATGGATGACGCACTACGAACGTCCGTCTGCTGATCCAGGTGTCAACCGTGTCGATCGTCGCATGGCAGTTGCACGTCAGGTGTACGAGCAGTACGCTGGTGCAGGTGGACAGGCAACACCGCAGCAGATCGCTACCGGTACTCCGTGGGGTGGTGGATCAACACAACGTCGGTACGGTGCAGGTGGTGGCATCCCATCTGCGGCTGAACTGTACGCACAGGAACAGGCTGACCAAGACGCGGGTGGTACTGTCGATGTCAACCAGCCCATGCGTCCGTGGACAGATATTGACGCATCGAACGAGGGACTGACTGCTGGTGAGTGGGCAGCGGTGCAGGCACGTGACATGGACATCGTGGGTACGAACTTCTTCTCTGGTGCGCAGATCGCTACACTGACACCACGTGAGAAGGATCGGCTCATGGCCCTCGGTGGCTACGATCCTGAAGGTACAAACGAGTACCTGATCCTGCAACCCAAACCAACGTCACCTCAGTACGATCCCAATGGCATGCCTACCAGTGGTGCGGGCACAGGTCCAGCACCGATCCCGCTGAGTGGGCAGACACAATCGACACAAGGTACACAGGCACCAGCAGTCACGACATCAGCCATCCCTGTGAAGGGTCGTAACCGACGCAACCCCGACACAGGTGAGTTGGAGTTCCTGATTGACGGTGAGTGGCACACTTCGGAGTGACACATGGCACAGCGTAGATACACACCACAGCAGATCGAGAACGCGATTGCATTTGGTGAACGTCCGCCCAACGAGAAGAACTGGTTGACCACATGGGCGAGTGACTACATCCCCGATGCGATCGAACCGATACTCCGTGAAGAGGAACGTGCAGTCCGCGGCATCAAGGCTGGTGTAGTTGGCTCCGTACCACAGCTCGGATACATTCCACAGTTCGTGTCCCAGGCTGCGGCTGCGGGGTACGATGCGTATCAGGGCAAGCCGTTCTGGGAGAGTTGGCAGCAGCGTGCAGAAGGTGGACCAGAGGGTCAGGCCAAGCTGCGTGCGTACGAGGATGCGCAAGTCAACGAATTGCTCAAGGACTTGACACCAGAGGAACAGAACGATCCTGCCATCCGACAGCGTGCGACCAGTCTCGTGCAGGGCTCGAAGGGTTACCACGATGAGCGCATGAAACAGCAGTGGCAGTTGTCACAGTGGGCAGAGGCAGGCAACGATGCTGTACGTAGATACTACGATCTGAATGACACGTACCAGATGACACCGACTGATGAGTTGTGGGATGCGGTTGGCAACGCACTCGTACCATCCGGTTGGGCAGGCAAGCTCAAACTCATGAAGCAGGCAGGTGAACTTGTCGGTCCTGTCGGACGAGGTGTTGCGCGTGTCGGTGAATGGTTCCTACCTGGGTCATCTGGTCCCGTCAACGCAGGGTTCAACATCGCTGCACAGACAGGTACGCAGCAGGGCATGCGTAGACTGACCGGCGCACCGAACGTGTTCCAAGGTACTGAACGTCTGCCTGAAGACCTGTACGCTGAGACGAACCAACCACAGGAAGGACCAGCTACATCGAGCAGCACTGCCAAGGGTGACAGACTTGCACAACCTGTACAGATGGCGGAGGATGCAACTGCACAGAACCCTTTCTCGATAGCAGCAACAGCAGCGGAGATGCCAGTGGAGGCAGGGGACCCCGCGTGGGTGTCACCGTTCCAACTAAAAAGCGTTCCTCTGTCCGGTATTACGACCCCCGCTGATGGTGATGCTGACAACGGTGGCAACGGTTGGGGATGGGGTGCGGTAGCTGCGGCTGCGGGTAGTCTCGCACTCGGTGCTGCCATCCTCCGTGGCAAGAGATTGCCTGTCAGTGCGCAGCAAGTCGTGCGCGATGTGGACAGTCCACGTGCAGCGTCACGCATGGAGCCCACACCTGTTGACGTGCCACCCGATGTAGAGGCAACGCCACGTACACGTGCACAGAAGATGCGTGCAGGTGTGGAGAAGAACGCACCGATCCGACAGGTCGCAGAGAACGCGCTGCAAGGTGATCCCAATGCAGACGTGAAGCTCGGTCGCATCAACCGTGAGGTGGGTGAGGCGTCACGACTTGAGGTGTCGAACGCAACGTACCGTACCATGCTCACAGGTGAGGTGCCATTCCTCAACAGGCGCACCGTACCGACACGGTTCCTGCGTCGTGCACAGTCACAGTGGAACCCTGATCAGCACGCGAAGTTCCAGCAGTACGCAGCGTACGTGGATCAACTCGACAAGTACGAGCTGACCAGCATCAAGTTGTCTGACAAGATCGCACAGTTGAACATCGATCTACGTGACGCACGTGGGCCTGTCGCTCGACAGAAGATACTCAACGACATTATGACCAACCAGATGGAGTTGCGCAGACGCCAGAACGTTGACGCACCCGTGGCTGGCAGCATCACACGTCGTGAGATCGAAGCACTCAAGGATGCAGTGCACGCTGATCCCAAGATCATGGAGGTCATCAACGGACTGAAGCGCATCCGTGACGACATCAACGAGAGCGGTGTGGCTGCTGGTCAGTACACACAGGCGTACATCGATCACATGGCACGGAGCCGCCCCAACTTCCTGCCCATGTCGATGGACCCGCACGCAGACACCAACTTCATGCAGCGCATCGCACGCAAGTTCAAGGGCAGGTACGAACCTGGGGAGGGTGCGAGTGACTGGTCCACGCCCATGTACGGTGGCAATCGCACCGCACTGCGCACCAACCGTCTCGTGGAAGGTGTCGAAGCTACGAAGTTGAAGGACCCCATCAGTGCGATGGAGGAAGCGATCTTCGAGTACCATCGTATCCTACGTTCCCATCGTGCAGCACAGACGTTCACTGAGACGATGATGGAGACAGGTGGCTACGATCCGTGGAACCCACGCACCACTGCACGCAACGGATGGGGCGTGGCTGTCAAACGTGCCGCACCTCCGATGTCATTGCAGACGTGGGAGAAGAACGGTGCCAGAGTGCAGGCACTCAAGAACAATCCGAACGTGTACGCGTATGTGAAGAACGGACAGGTGCATGTGATGGAGGCCGCGGATGCTGAGGTGGCGAAGGCCATGCGGTTCAATCCATCCTCCGCAATGGCGATTGCCAACACAGTACGCCGCATCAGACAGTGGACACGCACTGGTCCCGGTGCACCTTGGTTCGCTCCGATCTCCGCAGAGTACGAGCTGGGTGTGGCACGTGGCACACTCGATCCACAGTACTCCATTGGCATGATCCAGAAGTACCTGCGTGGTGCGTTCCCTGAGCACAAGGTAGCAGAGGGTGCAGCACTGTTCAACGATCCCACGTTCCGACTGCAACAGATCGGTGCGATTGGTGAGATGATCTCTGCGAAGGCGCTCAATGCGCTCGTGGATCACATGGCGAAGCGCCTCGACAACTACTCACCGTTCCTTGCATCGACAGGGAACTCACGCATGATGTCGATGGTGGGCATCCGCACGGTCAATGACTGGCGGCAGCGTCTCCAGTTCTTCCAGAACCAAGGCATCATCAACACGATGCACGACATCGTTGATCCGAACGAGGCGATCTTCCGTAGAGCGAACAAGTTCTGGGATAGCACGGCCGGTCAAGGTCTGAGTGGTCTTGGACATGCGTACATGGGGTTGCTCAACACCGTACGTGACAGTGCGAAGTACGCCATTGCTGCACAGAACCTGGACCTGTTGTCCCGCAAGTACGGTGGCATGGAGCGCATCCCCAACGACGTGATGCGCAAGTTCGTACATGACATGAAGTACCTGTCCGGTGACATGACGAAGGCGATGGGTAACCAGAGTGTTGCCAAGTGGGTCAACATCGTGCCGTACGGACAAACATCGGTCAACTCGTTGCTGCACGTGACTGACAACTTCCTCAACGCCAAAGGACTGTCTGGCAAGGCGTACGTTGGTTCACGGTACGTGATGAATTGGGTGGTGCCCAAACTGTTCTGGATGGCGTTACTGACTGGCATGTTCTGGAAGCGTGATCCTGAGACTGGCAAACAGGTCAACGAGTTCAGTGACGAACTGTGGGACCGCATGAAAGAGATCGATGTGTCCGGCTCAGTGCCCATGCTGTCACCAGAGTACATGGCTGCGGTCATCGGTGGCAACGCACGTGAGCCCACCATGAACGATGTCATCTTCATGAAGCAGGCACCGGAGGCATCGGTGTACAGCGAGACTGCGGTGACGATGGCACGTGCTGCTGGACTGTTCGGCCCGCATGCACAGGACACGACCACTGCATCCGACTTCCTCAATGGATTGCAGACACTCCTGCCCTACCAGTTCCCGTTCATGGACATCGTGGATGCAGTGCGTGGGCGTGACAGGTCCAAGTACGATGGTCCCGGTGAGATCGGTGACAGTGATGCGACACGCATGGTGACAGACGTGGTAGGTGCCATCGTCGGTGCGTCGTCTGACATGATCGGTGCTGGCATGAGCGCAGCGTCCAACTCGTGGGAGCGCAGTGAGAGCTTCGGCAAGGTCATGTCCAACATCTTCGGGTACACTATCGAAGGAGCTGTGCAGAAATTGCCAGAACCGGTCGGCTCCATGTTCGGTGGTATCCGCAGACACTACACACGTGGGCAGGTACGCGAGCGCAACACCGACACATTCAAGAAGATCGATCAGGTGTCGAACCTGTTGTCCGAGATGAACAAGGACTTGCACGGACGTATGGGTGAGTTGGGTGTACCACCTGTCACCGATCCGGCAGCACTCCGCATGATGAACGAGCTGAAGGGTACGGCTGACGCTGGACTGATGCTCGACCTGAAGACCAAGCGCTCGGACAAGTACTCGATGCTAGAGCGCATGGACATCAACAGAGAACGGATGCGTCCACATGAGTACACGATCAAGAGTGAGGCGCTGAAACAGGAGATACAGGACCTTGATCTTCAGGAGCAAGAACTGTTCCAACGCCTCAACACTCGTCTACGTGGTGACTACGAACACCTGGGTGTGACTGACATTGACAGTGCGATCGCGTACATCAAACAGCATGCGACCCGGCAACCCTGAGCGCACTCCATCTGTGGATGCCACGCTCATCCGGCTCTGACAACTTGGGTTCCGCGGGGATGATCAGTCTCTCTCCGCGGACCATCATCGGTTCCTCTGCGTGCTTGATCATTATACTCAGCGCGCGATCCCTCTGATCCAATCTGCACAGTGCCAGCAGTGCGTCGTGGTTGTTGAGCGCGATGCGGCAGTGGCTCGGCCAGTTGTCATCCTCCTGACATTTGTAAATGACACGGTTCACCTTGTCACCGATACTCGATTGTGGCTTGAATGCGACAATGCTTTCAAGCGCTTCCGGTGATTTGCGTTCGAGGAGTATGAAACGCCTGCCGAATGCATTATATAATGCACCGTTCTTGGTGAGTTCGCGTTCTAGTAGGGACCACCACTCACGTAGCTCAGGAGTTTCACGATGATACACCCTGTACGCCTGATCCGCCTCACGCATCGGAAGACCCGTAGTGAGGGCGAGACGCGGTACACCCATGCGATAGTTGAGGCCGTGACGGCAGCGCTTGGCGACAAACCGGAGCGTGACATCCCCGTCCTTCCGACCAACCGGTGGCGGGTGCCCCTTGGCGCTATCGTAACGGTCGAAGGTGGGCACCTCGTCGTACGGGACATGGAACATGTCGGCTGCTAATGCCCTGTGGGCGTCATACGAGGCGTCCACACGGGCTCTTTCGAACTGCTCCATCCACTTCTCTATCTTGGCGTCCCAACCCACGTAGCGTGCCTCTGCTTGGCTCAGATCGAAGTAGGCCCAGCCGTACCCCTCGTCCGCGATGAACATTTCGTAGGCACGTTCGGGCTGGTTCTGTAGGTTGGCTCCCGATCCCCACAACGTCTGGCTCGATGACAGTCTACCTGGAGCTTCCTGTACGCCTGTCTGGTTCCACGTGCACCGCATGCGGTTGTCGTAGTCCACTTCGCTCTTGACATACGTGCTGTAGAACTTCTGCTCCTTCGCGTACTCATTGACCGTGACAATGATCTCACGCGCTGCCTCTGACGTGCGTGGGTGTTCGAACATACGGTTGCGGTTCTCCAAGTCCGTTGACACGCCACGTCCCACCAGCTTCAGTCTGTTGAAGTACAGGTCTGACATCTGTTTGGGTGAGTTCGGATTGAACAGTTCCTCTGTGTTCAGTGTCTTCTGCACAAGTGACTGGAACCTCGTGAGCAGGTGCGCGATCTTGATCTGCATGTCCTCACGCAACTTGTCCTTGCGCACGATGTCAATGAGGATGCCACAGTCAGTCATGCGGAACAGGTGCGGTTGCAGATGCATGACGTGCTCGAAGAAGAACTTGTCGAGGTTCTGTTCACGCAGCTCCTTCAGGATACGGAACGCACATGCCAGCGTGAGACAGCAGTCCTTGCCGTTGTACTGCCAGAACGAGTTGATGTCATCACCGTCACGCCAGTTGGACTTCTCGTCCTTGTAGTACGGATGGTCCGTGTACTGTGCGACGAGGAACTGCAACGAGTGTGGCAGCGTGGGGTACAACACGTGGTGTGCAAGCATCGTGTCCATGTGGAACCGCGGCACACGGATGCGGTCCT